AGAATTAGTGATAATCCCGCGCTGTTACCTGCAGAAGGTGACCCAGACTTTCTTGATGATGCGGCAAGACTCTACATTACAATGAACTCTGAAATAGATTACAACTTTGGATTGTTTGAACTGACACCGTCATTGTTTGATGGAGGTGAATCGCCGCCTGACACTGTTGGCTCAAGCGCAGTTATGAAAGCTGATGAGATTAGAATAATTGCAAGAACTGACGTTGATCACGCAATTTCAGGAAGTATTAGAATTATTAAAGAGGGAGTAAAAGATGATGACCTTTCTGCGATAATCATGCAACCAGACGGTCTTTTACAAATCTCTGCAAGAGAAATACATCTTGGTCGTTCATCTGCAGATGGTGGGTTAGAAGAAGGCGATTCTGACGCTCCTGGGACATCACAACCTTATGTCAAATACAAACAGCTTGAAGATTTATTGAAGGCGATAATGTCTGACGTCAAATCTTTTTGTGATACTGTCAGCACTCACACCACCCCTGGTTATGGCGCCCCTTCGCCACAACTAAACAGTGCAGCATCGACTTTAAAAAGTGCGATGGACTCTAGAGAAGGAGAAATTAAAAACATCAAATCTGTAAGGATTTTCGGAGAGTAAAATGCCAATTATAGCACCAGGTAAAATGTCTATGCAAAGTTCAATCAACGCTGCGTTTGTGAGAGCAAAAGATGAAGGCGCCAAAGACGGTGCAAGCCCCGACGCAATTATTTCACAATTATCGTCAGACATTGCAGGTGCAGTAGATGCTTATGTCACTAGCATTACAGTAACTATCACTGCGAATGGGCTGTTTGCAGGTGCTAATACTGGTGGACCAGTTGTAGGCCCAGTAATTAGCGCAGGTTCATCTTGAGTGTGATTTAAGTAATACTTAGTACTGAGGAGGTATTAGTGGCAGACGCAAGAACGTATGATTTTAACTCTGTTGGAGAAACTGATACCTTTTTCAAATCAAGAAACTCGACTCAAACAGAATCGTTTCCGATTGGAATAAAAACTCCGCTAGAAGACGGAATTGGAACAGACGGCTTGTTCAAGATGCACAGAAGCGTTGAAGCAACAGTCAGCGATAATCTTCGTAATCTAATTCTTACAAATCACGGTGAGCGAATTTTTAGACATGATTATGGTGCGAATTTAAGAGAACTAGCGTTTGAACTTGGAACTGAAGACGGCGATTTTGAAGCAATTAATAGAATTAGAAACGCAGTCAGAAAGTATCTTCCATTTATAAACATGCAAACATTTGAAACTTTTCAAGTAGCAGCAACATACACATCTCCAGCAAAAGTTGGAGTCAAAGTTACTTACAGTGTCCCTGGTCTAACTACAAAGACAAAGATACTTGAAGTTATTATCTCTACGGTAAGTTAATGGCAGGAAACTCAACTACAAACAGAATGCAGAGAAACTATCTTTCGAAAGATTTCGAAGATTTGCGCGGCGATTTACTTCGATACTCTGCAACATTTTTCCCAGACAAAATAAAAGACTTCTCTGAAGCAGGTTTAGGTGGAATGTTCATAGACTTGGCAGCATCTGTCGGCGACACTATGAGTTACTATCTCGACCATCAGTTCAAAGAACTTTCTTGGTCAGATGCAGTTGAACTTTCTAACATCGAACGTCATCTAAAAAATGCAGGTGTCAAAATTACCGGCGCATCTCCAGCGATAGTCGATCTTACGTACTTCATCGAGGTGCCAGCAGTTCTAATAAACGGAAGTTACACACCTCAAGAGTCATCGCTTCCAATAATTCTTGCGGGAACAGTTTGTACGTCGACTGGTAAAGTACCTTTCACTTTGATGAGCGACATAAACTTCAACGATAGAGACAAAAACGGTTTCTTGAAAGCGTCTGTTATCGTTTCTGATACAGACGATAACGGTAATCCGACTACCTTCATTATGTCGCGAAAAGGTATTGCAACATCTTCAGTTAGAGCAACTGAAACATTCAGCGTGCCCAGCGGTTACAATCCGTTTTACAACATTTCTCTTAGTAATCCCAATGTTACAAGAGTTATAAGCGTTCAAGATACGGAATTCAATTCTTACTATGAAGTTGAGTCTCTAACACAAGACACCGCTTACGCTCCAGTAACAAGTTACGCATACGATAATTCTGAAGTTCAAGAATCGCTGGAACTCATACCAGCGTCAAGACGTTTTACTGTTGCAACAACGCTATCGACAAGAACAACTTCGCTAACATTCGGTGGCGGCGACAATTCACTAGACGAAAAAACTGTTCTTGACCCATCGGCTCTTGCGCTACCATTATACGGAATGAATCCTGTCAGTAGATACTCACTTGACCCAAACACTCTTCTTCGCTCAAAATCACTTGGTGTTTCACCTTCCAACACAACGCTAACAATAGTTTATGAACACGGCGGAGGACAAACGCATAACGTTGCTCCAAACTCTATACGCGGCGTTTCATCTCTCGCTATGATTTTCCCGTCAGTTCCATCAAACTCTATCGCAACTGCAGTGAAAGCGTCAACAGATGTAACAAACGCAGAAGCGTCAAGTGGAGGTGCTTCTCAACCATCTGTTCAAGATTTACGTCTTCAAATCCCTGCAGCAAAAAATTCTCAACTTCGAGTTGTAACAAAAGAAGACTTACTAGCAAGAGTGTATTCGTTACCATCACGATTCGGAAAGGTCTCGAAAGCAGGTTGTCGCAGCAATCCATCAAATCCATCTGCAAAACAGTTATACGTTCTTGGGTACAATTCTACTGGAACATTAACTCGCGCTTCAGATACCCTAAAACTAAATCTCAGAAATTATTTGAACGACCTTCGTCTTATTTCTGACGCCGTTGATGTTGTTGATTCACCAATTGTGAATTACTCTGTAAAAGCGTCTGTAATAATCGCACCGAATTACATTTCGTTAGAAGTATTACAGAATGTTGCGTCAATCGTACGAACTGAACTTGATACAAGAAATTATCAAATTGATCAACCTCTTGTTATCGCAGACATTACAAGCGCAATCATCAACGTGCCCGGTGTCCTTTCACTTGTTGCGCTTGAATTCGCTAATCTTTCTGGTGTGATAATTGATAAAACATACTCGGACTACGCTTATGACGTTGATATGGCAACAAGCAGAGGAATCATAATCGCTCCACCTGGAGGCGTCTTTGAAGTCAGATACCCAACAACTGACATCGTCGTGGTATCGGTGTAAGGAGAAACAAAATGATACTCATAACAAGCGCTAGTAGTGACACTTACATCACTAACAAAATTATTGACTCAACGCTAATGGTGTCGGGTAACGTTGGACGTGCTGGAACGTTAGACTTGTTCAAGTTGTATGACGAATCATCAGCTATAACGGGCTCAACTGAACTTTCAAGAATCTTGATTAAATTCGACTTGGGAAAAGCGAATTTACTCGCATCAAGTTCTCTAAACATTTCAGATTCAACATTCAGCGCAAAAATTAAACTTTCAAATCTTTCAACTGGGAAGCCCGTTCCGAATAACTTTACGGTAGAAGTGTTTCCTCTTGCAGTTTCATTCTCAGAGGGTGTAGGACGCGATGTAATCTCATTTGCAGACGTTGACGCTGCTAATTTTGTAAGTTCAAGTGTTGGTACGCTTTGGAACACTTCTGGAGCGTACAAATCTGGTACTCTCGGTGCAGCTAGTCTTGATTTTTACGCAAGTGGTAACCTTTCAGATGGTGATGGACTAGTCAATCTTGGAAGCAGACAAACATTTCAACTTGGGACAGAAGACCTTTACGTCGACGTTACGAAAATTGTATCTGCAACAATCGCTGGTCAAATAGCCGACAACGGGTTTAGAATTTCATTCACTGACTCACAAGAACTAGATTCAGTAACAAGATTTGTAAAACGATTCGCTTCAAGACATGTAACTGATCAATCTATTCGTCCAGCGCTTCTTATTTCTTACGATGACAGCGTAGTAGATCATCACAGCTCATCTTTCTTTGATCTAACTAGTTCGTTATCACTTTACAATCTCGTAAGGGGCGAATACAGAAATTTTGTTTCTGGGTCTTCACTCACACAGATTACAGGTAGCAATTGTTTGTTGGTGAAATTTTCAACCGGGTCTTATACGAAGTACGTAACTGGTTCTCAACTTTCTTATAAATCATCACCATCTGGTGTTTATTCTGCGTCAGTCGCTTTCTTTTCAAGTGATACATCTACGATTTCAGGAAGTACAACAATCAAAAGCGCACTTTTGGCGTCTGGTTCAATTACATTCGATGAAGTGTGGACGTCTCTTGATCAAACTGTTACATTCTTATCAAGTTCTTTGAAGGTGGACAGAACACAAGGCACCACAGCATCAAGCACAAATAGAAAATTGAGAGTTTCGATGTTATCAACTCAAACTTCAATTCGCAAAGGTGAAAACCTAAAAATAAGAACGGCGTTCTACAATGATTACGAACAAAATCGTTCATCAAAGTTTGCGTTTGAACCTTCGCAACTCATAGTCGCAGAATGTAGAATAAGACTAAGAAACACTATCACGGGAAAGTTGTTATTTGACTTCACAGAATCTGGTTCACTAATGTCTTCAGACGCACTTTCAAATTATTACACGCTCTACACCGATGCACTACCAGTTGGTATACCGCTTGGTGTCGAATTTGAAATAGCAATTGATGGTGAAGTTCTTGAAATCCCAGTCAATAGTTTCAAAATCGTTGTGAGCGAATAAATGCCCCGCACTAAAAGCGCAGTAGATTATTCTAAAAAAGAGACGCTTATCGCTTTGCAGGGTGGAAGTCTCAGCGCAGGTGGTTCTTCTCTTGACGACTCACTAAACACGCAAGGCCCAGGAACTGGTTCGTTTAGATACCTTCCACAAGGAAGTCCACTTGTTTCTACTCAGCAACTCCCCGTAGATTGGTCTGATTTCTCAAAACACACATTCTTCGGTTCTGCTGTAGCAAACGTTAACGTTGCTTATGACACAATCATCAACAATTTCCCATTTGACGGAACATTTCGAGAAGTTGAAGACTTCTTTGATAACTTCACTGGGTTTGAGTCATACGTCTACGATAACTTTCCGAAATCGTTGAACAGTCTAATGTTCGAAAATTCTTACATAGAAGTTATAGACGCTGCAGGTTCCAAATTCCCAGAACTTTCGAAAAATAGAACTGGCGCTTCAGTTCTTGACCCAGGCGCGTCTTCTATAACTTTTCAACTCAAAGTTTTTGTTCCACCAGAAGCAAACGAAAATCAAGTAATTCTACAACGCCTTGTATCTAACACTGGTTACTCTCTTGTTGTTTCGAAATCAGTGAGCGCTCAAACTGCTGACGTTATTTTTGCGTATACATCTGGTTCTGTAGTTCTCAACGTAAGTTCATCTATTAGCAAGGGACAATGGGTTGATGTTGCAGCGTTATTCAATAGACGCCCAGGGATTAACAAACTTCAGCTATACGTTACTGGCGCATTAGCCGCTTCTTCAAATTCAATAAGTGAATTACAGGTATTCACAAGTATAGCGTCTCCTCTTTACATCGGAACTGGTTCAGCGCACTCAGCAAGTACATTCATCTTCACACCAGTAAACACTCTCAGTGCATCTCTTGATGATGTAAAAGTTTTCATAGGAAATAGAACAGCAGAACAAATCAGTTATTTTTCTGAAAACCCGATAGAACCCAGCCCTGAACTCAAACTCTGTTTCAAGTTCAACGAGCCATCAGGTTCTTATGAAAGAAATTCATTCATCATTGACTCTTCTGGAAATGGACTTCATTCTACGATTACTGGGTTTTCATCAGAACAAAGAAACTCTGAAACAAACTCAGGCGGCCCAGCAAGTTTTTCAGAAAGAGAAGTGTATCATCCAGTTTTGTTCCCAGATTACTCATCATTAGTAACATTCAACGAAACACTGCTAGAAGATGCAAGAGTGTATGATACAAACAATCCTAACTTCATAGTGAAATTAATTCCGTCTCATTATCTTGAAGAAGAACAAGAAGAACTTGGGTTGCAAACTGTTGACGGCGACATTGGCAGAGATTACTCAGACGGTGGTACGCTACCAAGAAATACGAAACTGGGTTCAGTTCAATTAATCACGTCGATGTTACTCATCTGGGCGAAACAATTTGACGAAATGAAAATGTTTCTTGATCAGATGTCAAAACTTAACAAGGCTGACTACACAGAGCAAGATGGAATTGCAGATACGTTCTTACCGTTCTTAGCGAAAGAATACGGAATCGAACTTCCACGACTTTTTAGTTCACCGACTTACAAACAGTATTTTCACGGCGACAATCTAACTGAAGACAAGAGTATCGGGACAAACGCGCTTTATCAACTCGAATCTACAATCTGGAGACGTATTCTTGCGTCAATGCCGAACATTATTCGTAGTAAGGGAACAGTAAGTTCTGTGAAAAGTATTATTCGTGCTGTTGGTATCGATCCAGATGTAACTTTGCGATTCAAAGAATACGGCGGCGTACGTTCTGGTTACATAAACGGCAGAAAGAGTACAAAAAAGTTATTGAAGATGTCAACAACTGGCAGTTACATCGTTACATCACCCTACTTGAGCGGAAGCAGAATAGAGCCCGGTGTCCCAACTATCGCAGGAACTACGTCAGACGGATTATTTACAAGTTCAAGTTTCTCATTCGAATCACATTATTTATTCACGCCAAACAACACATCAACAACGAGTCTTGCGAGATTCGTCTCAACAGGTTCTTACGGAAAAGGACTTCTTCTCAATGTCATTCTTGAGAAATCAGGTACTATTTCTGGACCAAGCGCCAACTTGACACTGAGCGGAGCGTATTCTACAGACGCTTCTGACCCTGAAAGATTTTCTCTAAAAATTGATAACATTCAAGCGTACGATAACTCACCATTTTATGTTTCGTTCGGAAGAAACAGAGAATCAGTTACAACAAGCGAATGGTTCCTAAGATACGGAAAGACAATCGGTCAAAGTTTGTTCTTGTCAGAAAGTACTCTTAGAGTTGTTGTACCCGGCGCAAATGACAACTTTTCTAACAAAAGTTCAGTTTATAACTCTTCTGGGTCTTATTTCGAAATCGGTTCATCTGCGATTGGTCTCGGCGCTTCAACGCTATTCTTGAACGAACCATCTGCAGTAACATCCAGCTTTACTGGTAAATTTTCACAAGTAAGATTTTGGTCAAAACATCTGAGTGGAAGCGAATGGCAAGAGCACGTCAAAAATCCGTTCAGCGTTGGTGTAAGAAATCCGCTAACGAATTTCAATTTTACAACAACTGAAAGTGGTTCATTTGAAAGACTGCGAATTGACGCAGGACTTGATCAACCTACCACGTCGTCAAATGGTTCAGGTGGAATCACATTCACTGATTTTACACAAAACGGACTTAACTTAACTGGCTCAGGTTATTCAGCGTCATCTGTTGTAATAACACCCATAGAGATGTTCTACGAAATGATTGATCCGTATTTTGACGAACCTTCGACTGATTTGAAGGTTCGCGTACGCTCTTGGGAAACTGAAGGGTATTCAGAAAAATACGGTGGAACAACTCAACCCGTTTACGCAGTCGATCCATCAGAAGAACCATTTGACGACAATCGCTTCAGCGTTGAAATAAGCGTAGCACGAGCACTTGACGAAGACATGACTTTACTCTTTGGAGGGCACGAAGTACTTGATGACTTATACGGAAACCCCGCAGATTTATTCTCACAAGAATACACTGGAATGAGACAATTACGAGATTTGTACTTCAACAGATTAGATGGCCCAGTGTCTTTCAAAAATGTGTTTCTATTCGCAAAATGGTTCGAATCGAACATTGAAAGATTGATCGAGCAAATCATACCCTACAATACAGACTTTATGGGTGTAAATCTTGTAGTAGAAAGTCATCTTTTAGAAAGAAACAAACTACGATACAACTGGGCTGACATCTATCTTGGCGAAAATGATAGACGCGGATTACGCGGAACTCTCGGTCTTTCACTTGTCACAGCAGATTTGAAGAGGATTTAAGATGGCGTCAACTGTCACAGACATGCAATCTGGTAGTCTTGATTCGCGTCGAGAAGGTGTTGGCGTTCTTACAAAAGAACAACAATTCGGCGGGTCTATCATACGAATCAGACCCAACTCAAAAGATCTATTTGTTCACAACGGCAGAATAGTCGATGATAACTTCTTTGACGAAAATTTACTAGATCCGAATCAACCCGGTTCAATCACAAGCGCACCCAGCAACTTTGCAGAAAAAAGAACACTGGGACAAGGCGTAAACACAGAAATTGTTTATACTGACATACGTGACTTCAACCCAGTTGAATACATCAACGACGAATCCCTCGCAATGTATCCGATAATTCTAACTGCACTGGGTTACGCAAATCAATTAGCTGAAGACGGTACAATTGGTGTATTTGAAACTCGATCTGAAATAGTTGGTCTCAGATACAATCCAGACTTCGCAAAAAGGGGTCTCAAATCATCTTTGTGTTCATCAACCGAAGACATAAACCACAAATTCTACGAGATTGAACAACTTCTACCACGCAATTATGAGTCTTCTCTTGATAAAGCGCCTGCGTATTTTGAAGTTGGTGATGACACATACATAAACGAATTCATCACTTATCAAGACGTTGCACCTACAAATTCAGTTCCTTATGTTGATACGCAAGATACAGTTGTTGCCGCAAACGCAATTTTAGGCGGAAACGACGCAGAAATGACAAGAGTAATTCTACAAGGAACTTGCGGCGCACAATTTGTCAACATAACGAAAATCTCTGCTGCTGCAGGGTGGACTTTTATTAACAAATCAAACGGGACTGATTCAATAGTCTATAGTGACAGGATTTAAATGGCAAAATTAGACGGACCAAGAGTTCCATTACAGGATTTTAGAACTCCGTATAGCGATGTACCGAAAGGTCGTGTATTCAACCTCAGCGCAAGTCTTGTAATGCAGCAAAATTTTGATGAAGAACCACCTAAAACAACTGACGGAAGACCTTTTCTTTCAACAGGTTCTTATGGAGTCTCAGCGCCGGTGCCCTTTATGCCGGGTGACCAGACTGGTTTATACGGGCTCAGTTTTTTTACTCCGAACTCAAAGCTATTACTACCTGCAGGTGTTGCAGACACGTTAAACTTTACAACTCAAGGACTCACTATTTCAATGTGGATAAGCGGTTCTACATCATGTCAAAATGTTAACGAGCTAACTGGGACGTTCAGACTGCAATCCAGCGGCAGTCTGGGAGCGCAATTTACATTAGGCGCAGTGGGAACAACGTCTGCAAGCGTTCAGTATTCTGCAGCAGTTGTAAATACTGCCGGCAATTTCAACATCATCGCATCAACAACTGACGCTATCAACAAAAGTTCTGGTGACTTTCTGTCTATTGACATTGACGTTTATCGTGGGCGCTATAAAAACGTGCTCACATCTTCTCAAGGATTCACTAATTCACAATTGAACATTGCACAATCTGGATGGAAACACATAGTATACGTTCAGAAGGCAGCTACTAATCCTGCTCCGTTTAAGAGAGTTGTACTTCTAGGTATAGACTCACACCCGGAACGGGGTATTTCAACTACTGGGGGTGAAGGACTTTGTGAGATGTGGTTGAACGGTCAGAAAATTTATGAAACACCCAGATTTGGACCATTCCCACAAGGTCACGCACCCTACTTCAACGAATACGGCATCGAAGGATTATCAGGAGACGGTTTAGATACGTTCCCGGGCACAAACTTAGCAAAAAATGTATTACGACAAAACGGTTCTACTGCGTGTATTTCTGGTAGCGTTGTACTCGGCGACGCACTCGCACAATTATCAATCTGGCGACGTGCGCTATCACCAGAAGAAATAAAATCTATTTACGTTGGAACAATGACTGGCGTCATCACAGACAGAGTAACGTCAGTCTCATCTGCTCCAAAAAGACTCACATCACTGTCTCATAAGGGAGAATCAAACGTAGGATTCATTGGTCTGAAAGGAAAATCTAACACATCTGCATTTTTTGACGATACAGAACACTCGTCAAAAGTGACTGCAGGAATTTATCAAGGCGTTCATCAAATTGACTTGTTAGACTCAAATTTATCGAGTGTCATCATAAACGACGGAACGTCTAGAGACAATAGCGCAGGTTCAGTATCGTTCAAAGAAATCGACGAAGTAACGCAACCAGTAAGAGACGAAGAATTTGTGATTCCGTCTGGCTCAGCAGCAATCAGAATTTCTTTGACAAATGAAAATCCGTATGTAACTGCAGGTAGGTATCATAGCGGAAGTGATAACTTATTATCAGATGACAGATTTAGTTCTGCAGTTGGTATCCCAGCAACTGCAGGTTTCATTGGAACGGGGTTTCTGTACTATAGCCCAAAACTAAAAACTTGGATAGAAAAAAGAGCAGATGGTATAACTTCGAAAACTCAAGAACCAGGTTACATAAACACTCAAGCTTCTGCTACCAACTTCATTCATGCTGCATCGTGTAGTTATGCAGCTAGTTCAACACCTGTTACTCAATCAACAGACTACGCTAACAAAATAATGGCACAGTTTGCGTGGTCACCACAATTTGGGTACTTCGTTAATCACGTCGAACATCTTCGGCAAGTCGGGTATGAAAGAATCGGCTGGCCTACATGTTTCTTCGGTGCTCCAAATGCTCCAAAATACCATGCTTATGACCACGAAACAATAAAACTTTCAGATTACATCGATAGACCTTTCATACTAAAAAGAATCGAGTTGAAAGTTCCTGTTACTACATCAAGAAAATTTGGAGTTAATCCGAGAGAACAAGTTGGTACTGGCCCTCCACTATTACGCGTATCTACAAATAAATACGAACGTCAGATTACGAACAAAAAAGACATTGACAACTACACGTTTTTCGTTTATAGACAACGTAGAGTAAGTCGTCATAAAGATGAGGCAGAAGACGTTGGAACTTCTATGCGTTATCTTATCGCAAGTGCATCAGTTTGCTACTTCAACTCTGGTTCTTTCGGCGGCGCATGGTCTGATGATTTCTTTACACAATGGCCTGCAGGTAATTCATACAACTCGCTTGTTTTTCCATCTGGTACAACTGATTTCAAAGACCAAACGCTTACAAGAATAGCTGGATCGAATTGCATTCTTCATAATCCACAATACACAAAAGACTGGGCAAAAGACAGATTTCATGGAGGATCAAGTGGAAATAACGAATCGTTTACGACTTCATCTGATTCTCAAACGCTTAGACTTACGATGTATCCTATGGTTGTACCAAATTGCCCTGTTGCTCCAAGTCTAATACCAGTCACCTCTTCTAATCAGTTCACTAGAGCGCAAAATTTTGCTGGTAGAGACGGTTTTGGAAACTTCTTAACATACGTGACTTCTGGTACTAGACTAACCCCAAATGATCAAACATCTATTCCTGCGTTATCAGGAAGCCCCGCTCCGTATGTTACGTTGTTATCTCAACAATGGTATGGCGGGACAAGACCCTTACAGGTTCATAGTACTGACGTAAATGATCCATTTAACACTACGCTTCCACCAGCTTCTAATCAATTCGTCCCTGGGAAATTGGATTCTGTTGCAAACTATTACCCTGGCTATACGTTTGCAACAGCGTTTACGAGCTCAATCGTTTCAAACATAAATGTTTCAATAACAAAGTCGATTCTTCCTTACGGTCAAGGACAGCAGTACGGTGTTACTATGAATCCTGCATCTACTGGCAGTCAGTTCACTATTTCACCAAACAACATTTCCATACCGGTAGAATTATTTTATGGGCAAATAACTATTGATCCGCAAACAGTAAATGCTCAAATTGTGGGCAGAAAATCATCAATAAACTATTTCGGCAGAACTTCAAACTTAATCAGCAAAAATAATTGGGAAATAAAAAACCCTGACAACTCATACATGGGTGAACTTGGTTGGCGATTCATTTCGTCATTTCAGAAAAGTGATTATTCAGAACAACAAGTCTATTCTCCATCGATTCTTTATCCAGAAGACGAACTAATAATCGGTCTAGACGCAGGAACATTCGGACCCCCTGATCTTGATGCAGACACTGTTGCAGAAGTTGGTGGAGGGTATGACGTGCTCACAACTCGTTTTTACAAGAACACATACTTAAAAGAAGACTATCGCAAATTACTCAGTGATTCATTTATGAAGATACAAACCGGTGAAGCTGAACTTATTCTTATTGGAGACTTTTTATCAGACGAATCACCGATTCCTATCTCAAGAGCAATACAAATTTCAGGTGACGTTTCATCATTTTACGGAGAAACTGCAATCACTGATCAATCATACTTATTCAATGTAGATCTTATGAGTGGATCAATGATGACTAGAGTCTTTACGGGATCTGAAGGTCCAGAGGGCGTATTATCTGGTGAAAGAAGGTTCTATAGAGACGCAGGAGCGAGGTTAAAATAAATGGCGAGTATCAATTACTTTTTCAAATCTGTTTCTGAGAAATTTTCATTTGACGATTATGTTTATGGGTTGAACGACATCAAGAAAGTAGCTGCAGTTGGGTATGTTTATTTTAACTATCCGGCTGGGGGGGTATCCGCAGGTTCGTATGATAAAGTAAATTTTGCAACTGGTGGCATTTCATACACAGACACAATAG